TTCAAGCTCAATCATTCCGTCAATGTCGCTGACTTTGATGATTGCATCCAGCCGCTTTTCGCTGATGCCCGCCGTTTTGAGCAATTCACGGTACGCCGCTTCCTTGGCGCTGTGGGTTGCTCGGTTGTGGTTTTCGGTCATAAGGTCGTTGTATTTCTTTTCAAACTCCTTGGCCTTTTCCTCCCAGCCGCCGTCACCAGCGGCCTTCAAATCGTCCAATTCCTTCTGGACATGAGACACTTTATCTTCCGCATAAGCATCTCTTGCGTTTGTGTGCTCACTGATAAGCACATCTTCTAGCTCTTTTGGAATTTCAACTCCGCTCTCTTTTGCGGCGTTTCGGATAAATGCTCGTGTAAATGGCATATTCGTTCTTCCTTTCCTTTGGCCCCATTTCCTCGGGGACGAACGTTGTATAAAAACCTCATTCTTCGAGGTGTTTACCAAAATAAAAAGCGTGGTCAACCTGTAAGGATTTCTTACAAGTTCAACCACGCTCGGTTCTTCCCGCTCACCGCTTAGAGCGGGGGATGATATTTAATTTTTAACTTCCTCTCGCTTTACCCGGATTACCTTCACCCCGTCCTTAACGGGGATTATTTCTACCCGGTCGCCTTTTTCCAGGATTGCTTTTATTTTCTCGATTAATTTATCGTCCATTATGCGTTCTCCAACGAGTCTTTGAGGATTTCCACATACTCGCTCACGTGCTCGGACACGGCAGGCTCCAAAAACGGCCTGGGCCGCTGTGGATAGGCTCTGTGCCAGTTGCCGTAGTCATCCTGGTAAACCCAGCTCTCCTTAGTCGTGCCGCCGCCGGTGCTGGAATACTTGCCCGTGCCAAACTCGATATACGGGGCGTATTCCAAGTCGCTGCCTATCGTGACTTCATAGCCGGATCCGATCTCTTTCACCTGGTTTGCGATGCTGTTCCTCAGCCGCCCAGTGTCAACGGCTCCCTGCGCCGTGATATTGCTTTTGGCGTGGGCCTCTGCGGTTTCGCCTATTGCCTCGGATCCACGTTCCAGGGCGTTCTTCATGTCCGCTAGTACCTCGGCGCTGTGGTCTTCAACCGTGATTGTCATTTTCATGAGGCTGTCACCTTGATTTTTCCCAGCTTGTCGGCGCTCAAAATCGACTTAAACCCGGCAACCTCGGTCACTCTGGTGCATCGGCAGTTGTACAAATTCCAGCCGCTGGCCCCCAGGCTGTCATCGCCTGGGAACATCAATTCTTCACCACCCACGACAAACGGTTCATCATTTCCAACTATCTGCCCGTTCGCCTCCATGTGTGCGTCACGGGTTCGGTCATCGTTCGTGGCAATCCAGCGCTTATTGAGTATTACGCCTTTTTCTTCCAGCTGTTCAGCCCCGGCTTGCCGCCCGGCGTTTTCCGCCTCGGTGATTGCCGTTCTTGCCGCTCTAATGGCGCTGACTCGTCCCATATCAGGTATTTTTGTCATCAAGCTCTTGGCGATTGCGTCGCAGCTCTTGCCCTGGATGATACCGCTGGTGACCTCTTGGGTAATTTTGGCCTTGCCGTACTCGAGGTCAAACCCTCTTTTTACGGCCTTTGACTTTGAGTAATACGGCATAATGTCCGGCTGCTCTACAACCAGCCGTTTGACGGTGTCCTCGTCCCACAGCGTCCAGTCTACGCCCTCCAGGATGCCGCTAAACGCTTCATCGGCCTCTATCATCTTAGATAGGCCGTTAATCGTGTAGGCGTAATTGTGGGCGTACACAGCCGCCATATCACCGCTTGCGTAGCTCATGGCGATCTCATTCGCCGCCGTCACACGCTCAGCCAGCTTGTCACGCATGGCCTCAAAGCGCTCGCCCCGGCCTATCTGCGTCAGACGCCATTGCTGATAGTCGGCCTCGGTGTACTCAGCGCCATCAACGATTGTGCCTACAAGCTCTTTCTGGGCCTCGTCGCGCTTGGCAAACTTGGCAAAGTAGTCTGTCACCTTGCCCTGCATATCGTCAGCAGCAGCCTGGAAAACCTGCGTTATGCGCTCCTCCAGGTCTGCTAGCTGTTGGTCTGTCCATTTGTGGGCCTTATCCATATATCACCGTTTGAGCTTGTCCAGCACCTCAAGCACGATGATAATAGCGCCCACAGCCATAATATTAATTGTCGAGGTCGCCATCTTCACCGCCTCCATTTTCCGGCGCTCTATATCCGGTCAGCCTGTACATGTCCTCGTCCGCTATCTCGTCCAGACGCTGCTGCACTTCCTCTGGGGTCAAAAACGGCAGCTTCTCCAGCGTCAGCCGTGTACCCAGCACAGAGGAAGCCGTCATTACCTGGTTCGTGCGCTCTGTCTCATTGGCGATCTGATCCCACTTAAATTTGGGGACGTCCTTAATACCAAGGCACTTTTCCAGCAGGGCAGACACAGCCAAAGATACGTTATTCTCAAAATCGGCGCATTTGATATTTTGAGCCTGATACGCCGCTGTGATCTCCGTTGCCGTTTTGTTGCCGCCGCTCAAATCCCGGGCATTAAACAGCATGGCGTCACGGTAGAAATCCCGCTCCAAAATCTCCAGCATGGTTCGCCGGGCCTCCACAGGCACCTCAGCCCTTTCGGCGCTCAGGTCGTCAGAGTCCACCACCGCCGCTTTCAGCGTCCGCAGCCTGTCAAAAAACTGGGCAATGTCCATGTCGTCCATGCCGCCGCTATTTTTGAGCATCCAATACAGCCCGGGATTGTCGTCGATCTCATTAGCCAGGCCATTTTTTATAAAATCATAGCAGTCGATGGTTTCCCGGACAAACACCAGCTCTGATTGATGCAGGTCATTCCCCCATAGCGGGAAAACGGGGAGTGTGCCATAGCCTTTGCCTGTCACATCCTCCACGCCGTGGGCCGCTGTGCTGGTAGTGGTAACGATGTAGGGCCGCTGGCCTTGCTCGGTCATCTCCATATTACCGGAGCGCTCCACATACTCCGTGTAGCCCTCAGCCGTGTATAGCACCGCCGTCAATGTCTTGGTCTTGGTGCCATCCATGGTATACCAGTACCTGATTCCGGCCCGAAGCTCATTTGTGTACGCATCAAAGAGCGGGCAGAATCCCGGCCTATTAGGTGTGTCAGCCAGGCCGAAAACCTCTACATGGTCGAGGTTGAAAAACAGAAATGCAACGCCATCTGTCAAGGCGATTTTGCCAGCGTCGGCAATTTTAATGTCAGCATCCTGCCCGAGGGAAATTTTGGTCGCATCCTCCGTGAATGTCATGCCATTGCCCAGCACATACTGCACAATCTGCATTACTTCCAGCCGGAAAAATCCGCTCTTGGTCTTATAATTTGCGCTGTACAGGTCAGGTGTCAGGCTCCCGTCCACTTGCCGCAGGAATTTCTGGTATTTTGCCGTGGTAGGGTTGCGCCCGGCATAATATTCGTTTGCATCAGCGGCGATAGCATAACGGGCCGTTCCTCGCAGTTCCTCCACCGCCGATTTTATAAACGACCCGACATCGGTCGCATTTTCAAAGTCTTGATATGTTTTTATCGTCAATCACCTCTTGTGCAACGGGATATATTCGGGTCTTCCGAATTTCTTCACCAGGTTCATCGTTTTCACAAAATAACGGATAGCGTCCATACAGTGGTCATTTTGCTTCACCGGCGCATCCTCTCCATTGTCAGCCGCCTTTTTGTCCCACGAGTACAGGCCGAATTCCTTCAACGCGTTCACGCACCGGCTGAAAAATGCAATGCCCTGCTTATACAGCATGGTGCATACATCCGCAATGCCAGGCCCCACATCGTTGACGGCGTTCTGGGTGTGGTGCCCTCGTTTTCGCAGCTCCACAATCAGGGCCGCCGCTGACGGGTCTATAATTGTCCGTTTTGGCTTGCAGTCATCATGGCTTGATAGCATCGCCTCGAAGCCGTCCACAAGCTCGCTGACGGTTATCTGCTTGCTTTCCTCACGCCCTGAGTAGTAATACTCGTCTAAGGCTATCCAGCGGCCTGTAGCCGCTTCCTTGCGCCACAAGAGGAATACTGTAGCGTTTTGGATGCCATAGTCGCAACTCACATAATAATCGCCGCTGGTCTCCGGCAACGCCTCCAAGACGTGCTTTCCGGCGTCAAACATGGGGTACACCAGGCCCTCTGCTATGCACCGCTGGCCCTCGATATCCCGCTTGTACCAAATACTGCCAGGGTCATATTGCGCCTCAATCTCAGCCAGCCGCTGGGGCGTTATCGTAGCATTATCCCGGATTGTAAAATGCTCGTAATTGTACCGCCTCCCATACTGATCAGCAAAGCGGTCTATGTACTGGGTATATATCCAAGCTCCTGGGGCGCTGGGGTTTAAGTCCCAAAAGACCTTTCGCACCTTCGCCGCCAGCTGACGGTTAAACGCCTCCTTGATGGTGTCCTCGTGGTGCAAGTTGATCTCCGTTGCAATCCACATACCGTAGCTGTTGCCGCGGATTTTTTTAAAGCTGTCTGCCTTTGCGGCTCCGGCGAATATCACTACATAATCCCGCCCGTGTGACTTGATTACCAGTGCGTCGTTGCCCTTGTACTTTGTCCAATGGCACCGGCCCCGAAAGATGTACTCAAGCCCCAGGCCGTTTGCATCGCCAATATTGAGCTTGGCATTTGCGCTCGTGCTTCCCGTCGCAAGGTGGATTTTATCGGGCACACCCTTTTCAATCAGCCACGCAAAGGCGGCTATATTGTCCACCGTCTTACCAGCACGCACAGCGCCCTCGGCCACGCTGATGGTCGATTTTACCGCCCGCTGTATGTAAGCCTTGTGTTTGTCCCCAAACGCTGGTTCAATCGTCCGCTGTATCATCGTCCAGCCCAGCCGCCTCGAAATAGGCTCCGCTGTCCTCGGTGTCTATGGCAGACTGCGGATTATCGCTCATGCCACAGTAATTTTTTAGGTGGAAAATCAGCACGGCCCCGCCGTCCTCGATTGCGTGTTTAAAACCCGCTGAACGCAGGGAAGCAATGCCGGATTTCCTTTTTTGCGCAAAAACCTGTGAAAAAGTCTTCCCTCCGTACTCTTTCCGGCACCAGGTGTTTAGCGTCTTTATGGACACCTCCAAAATGTCGCAAACATCTTCCTCGGTGCATTGCACAGAGCAAAGCCTTTCAAACGATTTTTTGTTTATTTCCTTGCGTGGTCTGCCCATCGCCAAACGCTATCACCTCACTTTTTCCATTTCTCGTTCAGGCCCTCACGCACGATTACTTCGGCCTCACTCCGGCCCAGCTTCTTCAGCGCCTTGTACCTTGTATGGCCCGCCAGAATAACACCATCCTCGTCAACGATGATCGGTGCAACATAGCCACACTGCTTTATGCTCTCCACCACAGCGTCAACCGCTTTGTCGTTCCGCCGTGGGTTCTTTTCATATAGCTTATCATTCTGAGTGCTTCACCCGGCCCCGGGAGCTGTACGCCTCGGGCCAGCAAATCCGCCCCGGCGTAAACGCTAAACACGGCCTTTTCCTTTGCCGTCATCGCCGTCACCGGCTCGGGCTCAGCGTCAAAAACGTCATCGCCGATATAGTCAATGTCAAAATCAAATAACCCCATACCCACCCACGCCGGGTGTCTACT